CTGGTTCAGTAACATCAGCAAACGTATTATCTAAATTAGATTCTGCTGTAAACTCTATCCCTGATGAAGTTTATGGTAAAGAAGATTTATTGATTTATGTTTCTACTAATGTAGCAAAAGCATATCAGCAAGCATTAGCAGGTGGAGCAGTAGGAGCAAACGGTTGGAATAACCAATTGAACGTGGGTGAAAAACCATTCAACTTCAATGGTATCGAAATCGTACACTGCCCTGGTTTAAGTGCAAACAAATTCGCAATCGCACAAAAATCTAACTTATTCTTCGGTACTGGATTGTTATCAGACCACAACGAAGTAAAAGTATTAGATATGGCTGACTTGGATGGTTCTCAGAACTTCCGTATCATAATGAGATACACTGGTGGTACTCAATTTGGTATCGGACAAGACATCGTTTACTACGGAGCTTACTAATAAAAAATAATAGGAGAGGTGTATGGCCTCTCCTTAATTTACGAAGTTAAAAAAACAATAAAATAATAATAATATGGCGTGTAACTTATCAGCTGGAAGACAGGAAGTATGTAAAGAATCGATAGGTGGACTTCAAGGAGTTTACTTTATCAACTATACTACTGGCTCTTTCACTAAGAACGGAAGTGGAGTGGTAACAGCGTTGCCAGTTTCTTCATCACTATATTATTATGAACTTAAAGGAACTTCTGCTTATACTGAAACTGTGAATACTTCAAGAGAAAATGGTACAACATTCTTCTCTCAGGAATTGACATTGAATTTGAAGAAATTAACAAATGAGATGACAACACAATTAAAGTTGATGGCTTATGGAAGACCTCAAATACTAGTTTGGACTAACAACGGAGATACTTTATTAGTAGGTGAACAACATGGAGCAGATGTAACTGCGGGTACAATTCAAACCGGTGGTGCATTGGGTGACCTATATGGTTATTCAGTAACATTCACTGGACAAGAACAATTACCAGCATCGTTTATTTCTGGCTCAACAACGGGTTCAGCATTACCAACTTCAGTATTGAATGGTGGAACAATCGTATATGGTTCATAATATATAAACTATAAAACATAAAATAGGGGTGGTAGAAATACTACCCTTTTTTTATGCCGAAAAAGGAGAAAATAATTTGTTATATATAATATAGATAAAGTCGAGATAAATGATAGCATATTACATCACAGGCAGTAATAATGTAGCGATAAGAACAAATGAAATCAACTCAGGTTCAGTTCTTAGTTTGAGATTACAAAACATGCTTACTTTGGTAAACACTTCCTCATCAATAAGTAACTATTCATACGATGATTATGAATCACTTTTACAATTTACTGCAAGTATTGTAAGTGCTAGTGTTGGTGATGAGTATCGTGCTAATATAGTTTCAGGAAGTACAAATGTATGGAATGGAAGTATTCAGGTATATGCATCAGAATCATTAGTATCCGCTTACACAAACCAAAACACTCAGTATAAATCTAATGTGACTGAGAACGAATATATCATAATGAACTAATATGGAAAAGAAGTATCAGAGTTTTTCAGTTGTAAATCTTACTCAACAAGACATTCCTGTTATTACCGAAGATGTAAAGACAAGGTATAATTGGGTGCCGTTTGGTATTCAAACACAAGATGATTTTTACCCTATTGTAACACAGGCCCTTCAATCATCTACAACCAATGCAGCGTGTATTGAGGGTATAGCAGACCTTATATTTGGTAAAGGATTATACACAAAGAATACGGCATTTGAAACACAACTATCACGCCTACTACCACAAGAGGAAACAAAAAGAGTAATCTTTGACCTTAAATTATATGGTAATGGTGCATATCAGGTATATTGGAACGATGAACATACAAAGATAATTAAGTTCTATCACATACCAGTTCAAACCCTAAGAGCGGAAAAACTATATGGTGACCCTAAAATACAAAATTATTTTTATTGTACTGATTGGTATGATTTAAAAGCACAAAGAGCTAAGATACAAATTCCAGTTAAGTAACTTACATATAAACAACATTGAGAATGGTTTCTTACCGGCTGTAATGATTAATATGAACAATGGAGTTCCTGCACCGGAAGAAAGAGATACTATTGAAGACCTGATTGAACGTAAGTTTACCGGCACAAGAAATGCAGGTCGCTTTATGATTTCATTTAATGATGATGCAACGAATAAACCTACAATTGATACAATTAACATTGAAAATTTACATGAAAAGTATCAGTATGTTGCAGAATATGCACAGGATAGAATCCTTGTGGCCCATCGTATTACTTCTCCACTATTGTTTGGTATAAGAACTGCAAACAATGGATTCTCTTCACAATCAGAAGAGATGAAAACTGCATTCTCTATCTTACAAACGATGACAGTAAATCCATTCCAAAACTTAGTAATCAACACTATAACTGATGCACTATTAGAAGGTGGATATGATGATACACAATTATATTTTGAGCAACTAACACCATTGGCAATCCTTTCTACAACTGCGGAAGAGACTGGACAAAGTATAGAAGAAGTAGAACAAGATATAAACGAACAGGCTGAAAACCCTGAGGTGATAGAAGAATCAACCGAAAATGTAGAACAATTAGAGGATGATGAACCAATCAGACCTTTCCAATATGGTTTTAGTAGAGCTTACGAAACTTATAAAGATTAACCCTTATGGCATACGCATTATTTATTACAAGAAATGACATCATTAAGAATACCCCATTGCAGGGTGCTATTGATGCAGATAAACTTTTACCCTTTGTGCGTACAGCGCAAGACAAATACCTATTAGACCTATTAGGTACTGTATTGTTCTATTACCTACAAGCAAGAATAGAAGCGGGAACATTTAGTTCCTTAGATTCATATTATCAAGACCTGATGGATGACCACATCAAACCTACACTAATATGGTACTCCTGCGTTGAATATATCCCTTTTAGTGGTATATCTTTTAAAAGTGAAGGTGCAGTAAAGCACCTTTCAGATCAATCAGTAGCGCCGGGTAAAAACGAAATTGATTACCTTTTAGCAAAGGCCCAAAACAACGCAGATTATTATGCGACTCGTTTACAAAACTACCTTATTGCTTATAGTGCTCAGATACCACAGTATTTGGAATCAGTAGGTAATATGACACAAATTTTCCCAAATATGAGTAATACATACTTTGGGGGGATCAACTTATAAAAAATAAATTAGATGGGTGTAATAATTAACGATAGTGGACAAAACTTTAATCTCTACTATAACATATTAGATTATTGGAAGACAGTGATGAGTAATCACCCTTCAATTGGTAGTGTTCAGCAAGGAGACATATTCGATATAGATAGTAAAGAGTTCCCTGCATATCCATTAGGAAACATCCTAATTACAAATGCAAGTATGGGAGAAAGAACTACCACTTGGACTTGTCAATTAACAGTAGCAGATAAAGTAAAACTTAAAAACAACGAATCATCGGGTTCATTTAACTCACAAGTAATTCCTTATGAGGGTGTAGATGATGTTGTAGATATACACGCTAATACCCTTGCAATTATAAACGATTTAACATCCTATACACAAAGAGCAATAGAAGCAGCGGAAATAGAAGGTGATATAAATTGTGTTCCATTTAGAGATAATTTTGATAATGGTTTAGCAGGATGGGTTGCTACATTTGATATGACAGTTCATAATAACAAAGATATATGTATCTTTAATTTAGTTTAATATGGCAAATCTAACAAAGACTGCAGATCAAACTAAAGGATTAAAGCAGGTTGCGACACAAATAAAAAACGCAGCACTATTCTTTGCACCTAAAAAGACGGGTAATCTAAAAAGAGCACTTAATACCGCTAACCGACCTGAATCAATGGTAAAGGTTACAAACATAGGTGGTGGTACTCGTTTTACTTTTTCATTAATCATAGCACCCAGCGGTGCAGAATATGGAAAGTTTTGGAACTCACCAAATGTTTCATCTACTGTAAGAAAAGGTAAAACACCAAATGTACCTCGTAGTATAGATTATGGTATGCAGGCTGTTAATGATAAATCAGTAAAGACTGAGATAGATAGATTAATAGGGGGATATACCGATGCTTTAATTGGTGAAAAAGTAAGAGTATTAGTAGGTGGTAAGTTAGAAAAAGGATTTCAACAACTTTCCTCTATTAAGTAAATTATTTTTTTTGTTATATAGTAAAGTAACTTATTTATGGCTCTAGCGATACTACAAACTCCAGCATCAGCATCTTTGGCACAATCACCTATTGTGTTTTCAGTTTCGTCATCAACCGATACGACTAATACTGGATTTCAATATGTAGCAGATTTATATTATTGGGATGGGGCAGTAAGTAATAGTGGTAGTTCAGATTATACACTTGTAAAGTATCCAAACGTTTCTGGCGTTGGTATATTTGATTTAAGCAGAATTCTTAACTCTACACTTACTGATTTAGCTCAAACCAATGGTTCAAATGTAAAATTTTTTAAGTGTGATTTCTATACTCAATGGCAAGTTGGTGTGGCATATGTAACTGGTTCTCATTTAACTTCATCAGTATATAAAGCATTGGATGGGTATGGTATATTTCAAGAAGCAATTGGAGTACCTACACAAAACACTACACCACATTGGCCTATAATGACAAGCGGCCCTAATCAACAATACTTCTTTGATGGTAATAAGGGACAGGGTTCAGTATATATTGGAAATTTGGGAACACCAATTCCAACTAAAATAGTATATTCTGGTTCAACAGGAAATGGACAGTATGTATTAGATACTACAACAAATACTACTTCTACACAAATCGATCAGTTTCCGATGTTTCCTGCACAAAGTGGATTTCCATTATCATCAACTAATCTAACAAATTATTCGGTGCAATCTTATGCAGGAAATACTGCATTAGGAACTCCTATACAATTCATATATGCCTGCCAACAAAAGTATCCAAACATCCGAATTAAATGGAAAAATAGATATGGGCAGTTTGATTGGTTTAATTTCTATATGGTATCACAAAATTCATTTAGTACCGATAGAAGATTATATCAACCACAAATTGGTAGTTTCCAATCATCAACGCTATCTTACAATTCGTATGATTCTCAAAATCTTACTTATGTAACAAATGCTACACAACAATTATTTGTGAATACATTTTGGATTGAGGAAACATATAACGATATAATAAAAGAATTATTAGTATCAGATGAGGCATATTGGGTATATGATGAAGCGGCAGGAGATTTAAGACCTATTACAATTAATACAAATTCAATTGTATTTAAAACCGGCGTTGTCGATAAAACAATACAATACTCATTTACATTTGATTGGGGACAACAATATAAATTAATTATCTAATATGGGGGTTACAAGTACAAATACAATTGCGTATAAATTAGTAGCAAGTGGAAGTATCTTAGACCTATTTGATGATGAAGATATATTAGTATCAGATAACATCACAGGTCTATTCGATATAGGAACACTACCTACTGATTTTAGTAGAACTATTGTTTTACCTGCAACAAAAAAGAATAATGCATTCTTTGAGCATGTATATGACATTAGTATAGAATCTCCATATCTTTTTTCAACCAATGTTAAAGTAGAAGCCTATTTAGATTTTGAAGGTATATACGTTGCAAGTGGTTATTTACAATTAAATAAAGTTACTGTAAAAGAAGGATTGGGAGTTGAGAGTTATGAAGTATCATTGTATGGTGGATTATCATCCTTTGCAAGAGATTTAGGAAAATACTATTTGAGTGATTTAAGTACTTTAAGTAGATATAATCATACTTCTTCTTATAATAATATAACTGCAAGTTGGAGTGGCTCATTATTTGATGGTGATATAGTATATCCATTAGCGGATTATGGTACGGGCTACCGATATACAGAAGGTCAATTACAAACATTTGGTATTAACACTTATGATGGTGGGTTGAGTGTACAAAACTTTAAACCTGCAAACAGAGTGAAAAAAGTATTTGATGCATGTTTTGAAGAATTTGGATACACATATACGGGCTCATTTATGAATCAAAGTTGGTTAGATGATGTGTATATGGTGTGTAATACTGCATTAAAGTATCCTGAATATAGTGGAGTTGATTTAGAAACTTTTGGTAAAATAAAAGTTGGCGCCATTAACGGTACTGGAATGAATAATGTTGTTCTTGCATCAGGTAGTTGGGTAACACTTCCGTGGTATAATAAATTTTCAGACCCATCTAATTCTTATAACAATGGTGCTTATACATTAACCAAAGCAAGTAATTTAGAAGGTATTCTAAACATTAATATAAATGTAAGTTGCTCTCTTAATAATATGCCAGGTACTTTTTCTCAAAATGGAACATGGCAATTCCGATTATTAGAGACCGGTAGTTCAACTCCTTATGGATTAACTGCTTTGCAATCATACATTTCTTTCTTTGACCAATTACAAAAGAGTAGAACGGGTTCAATTGATACTACATACGAATTACAAACACAATATAAGGTGTATGATATACCGGTTGGAACTTACTATTTCCAAATCCGTCAATCACCTAACTTTGCAAACTTAGCACTTCCAATTGTAACTCTTGATCCAGGTAGTACAACTAAATCATATTTGGAAGTAAGGCAGGTAAATCAGGCAGCTGATGGAAGGATTATGGATATACCATCTAATATGCCTTATGGTACTAATGGTATCCGATTAATTGATTTTGTTAAAGGAATGCAAAAGAAATTTAATTTAGTAATCTATCCTGATAAAACAAAACTAAATCAGTTTGTTGTTGAAACATTTAATGATTGGTATAATACCGGTGAGATAAAAGATTTCAACAAATATATGAATCTTAAAAACCCAATTGAAGTAATACCTGCAAACAATTTGGCGGTAAACCAATTGGAGTTTGGTGATGCATTAGATCAAGATTATATCTCACAACAATTTAGTAAAGCTGCCAATAGACCATTTGGGCAAACATTCTATACCGATACACAAAACTTTTTCTCACAAGGAAAATTAGAAGTTAAGACAACATTTGCTTCTTCACCTTTACTTCAGATTACAGGAACAGGCCTTTCAGGTTCGGTAGCAGGTGTTGATAATAATACGACTACTTCTTACTTTAATCAGGTAAGTAGTACTCAATATACTAATTCAAATAATGCATGTAACCATAGTGGGGGGTATTACACTTATTATAGTGTAGAACAAACAGTACCTACTATGACTAGATTATATACTGATTTTGGTAGAACAACTCCATTTAATGGTGGTTACCAATGGTATAAAATAATTGATAATACTTTCAACACTTATGCTATATTTGTTGATTATAATGGAACAATTTTATCATTTGAATCTTGTTAAAAAAAATATATGGCTCAAATAATTCCAATATATATTCCAACCTTTATTAGTGATCAGAACTACAATCCTAATAGAGTACTACCACGCCTTTATTTTTTTAATGGAATGTTGGATTGTGAACCTTATTATATAGAAAGCGGTTCATTAACTAATATAGGAGTAATCAAAGAACAAAATCAATTTCCATATTTTGACCATTATAATGTTGTTACTGGTAGTTTCCCATCCACAGGCTCTCGTTCTCTACTTTTTTTAAATGAAAACCCTGTATATGGTGCTCAACCAAATGAAAATCTTTATACTGAGTATTGGTCTACCTATATAGGTCTTTTATATAATCCGAAAACAAGATTATTAAATGCTTCAGCAATTATTCCATTGGCTGAATACTTTAAAATGGAACTCAATGATATAGTAGAATTTCGTTCTAACTATTATCATTTAAGAGCAATTAATGATTATAACTTAAAGACAGGTGAATGTAAGATTCAGTTGTTAGGGCCTATTATTGATGATACCCTTTCATCTGGTGTATTTGGATGTTCGTTTACATTTGATAGTGAGACAGTAACTACAACTACTTCTACTACTACAACTGCTGCTCCAACTACGACTACAACCGCTGGGCCTACTACAACAACTACTACATTAACACCGACTACTACGACTACTACGAGTACGACTACTACAACCGCTGCAGCTACAACGACAACGACTAGTACTACTACGAGTACAACGACTACGACTGTTGCCCCAACAACAACCACAACAACTGCTGGTACAACGACTACAACTACATCAGGTCCAACTACAACAACTACAACCGAAGCACCTCAAACAGGAAGTTTAGCTACTGGTTCAATAATTTATTTGGCACCATCAGGATATGATAGTGGTAGTGCAACTTGGTATGATTATAGTGGATTTGGAAATGATGCAATAGTTTCTGGATCAAATTTAGTTTCACAATCTAATGGTTGGGAATTTAATGGAACAAATAATTATTTAGTATTACCAACATTACAATCATTTAATGTAAATACAAATTATACATATCAAATTTTCTTTACCGTAGATAGCAGTGGAAGTCAAACATTATTCTCTAAAACAGGATCTTATTTAGATTTCCCTACTCAACGTAAAGAAACAATTTATAATCCATCATATAGTAACTGTGAATGTATAGGTGATGGAGCATTTATAGATAAGAGAAGACAAACTTCCCAAGCTCAAAATTTTGCAAACTGTTTAGTTACAAGTTCAGTTCCTTCAACACAATGTTATACATGGGTTAATTCAGGATCTATGGATGGATGTTTTGCATCTGGTTATTTAGGCCAAACTACCGGAGCGGTTGCGTATCAAAATAATGCCAGATTAGATTTCGAAACTTGTTTAGCATTTTGTTCTGGTACAACAGGAAACTATACTTATGATTTAGGATTATGTCAATCAAACATTTACATTGGAAAATCATATGATGATTCAGTTGATAAATTTAGTGGTACTTTAAGAGCTTTTGTATTTTATAATAGAAATTTAACTGAAGCAGAAATTTTATCAAATTATAATTACTTTAGTAGCTCTTTTAGTACATAATAAAATTAAAGTATGCCAAATATAAATAAACAAATAACATTAACATCTAGAGAAAATTCGGCAGGGCCTTATATTGATGTTTACTATTCTACTGATTGTACTAATTTTACAATTTGTATAGATGGTAGTAATGTTTATTTGCCTACAATTTCATCAACTGCAATTGTGACAGTTCCTGATACCACTATTTGTATAAAATTGGTAAATAAAAATGCTAATTGTAATGGTAGTTTTTATATAGATGCATTTGGAACAACGACCACAACAACTATTGCACCTACTACAACTATTCCACCTACAACAACAACTACGACAGCAGGTGTAACTACAACAACAACATTAAATACACAATGTTATGAGTACACATATACTGCAATTGCAGGTTGTACAATTTTCTATGTTGATTGTAATGGGGTACAACAATCACAATTTGTAGCAGCTGGTCAAACTGTTAATTTAGGATGTATCAGAACCTATGGACAAAGTGGATGTGGGCCGTTTACGCAAGGAACTCTTTGTGCTACTACAACTACAACTTCTACGACAACATTAGCACCTACAACTACAACAACAACATTAGGTTGTTACAATTGTGGTAGTGGAGTTGAAGTATTTACAACAGGAGCCTTAAATTATGGTTCATACGCAACTGAATCAGTATGTTCAACTTCAAATGAGTGTGGATTATTTGTATATAACGCAATAGATAGACCTAACAGATTTAATTTATACGATAATAGTGGATTGATTGGAACATCAGGTTGGGTTGGTTATGCAACTTGGGCTGGACCGTGGGGTGCATCATTAAACGTTTCACCTAGCGGACAATTTACTTATGATTTTGGTACGACAAGTGGAAGATATGTTTTAGTAGAATATGGACCGGCTGATCCTGAATCACCATCATCTGATACTGCTGAATGGAGTTTAACTTGTGGAACTTGTCCAACAACAACTACTACTATCGCTCCCACAACAACAACTACAACTGCAGCATTTACTTGTTTCAATTGGACATCAAATAGATGTAATTCACCTATTGATTGTTTTATTGAATACTATGATTGTAATAATAATTTAGTAAATCAAAGAGTAAATTATCAAGATGGAGTAACAGTATGTTCACCAAATGCACCGACTGTAACACAAGGTAAT